TCATATACAGATAAAGTTTATAACAAAGCTATAGATGATATGATAAAAGACAAAACAAGATGAAAAAAGAAAGTTCATTTAAAATGAAAAATCCTTCTGTTGCTAAATTAGCTAAAGAAGCTGGAAAACCTTCGGTTTTAAAATCTGACATTACTAAAGGTATTTTTGACATAACGACTAAAAGAAAAGTAAAAAGAAAATCCAAGCAACTTTTAGAAGGAACAAAACGATATTATAAAAAGTTATATAGACATGCAAAAAGAGGAGATGTAGAAGGTATGATAAAACATCATGGAAGAAGTTATAAAAAGATATTTAGAAGTGTTAAAAATTTATTTAATTAATAATGAGTTTTAAATTAAGATCAGGTAACAAACCATCACCAGCTAAAATTTCTGGCGTACATAAAGGTTTTAAAAAAGCAGCTGATAGGATGAATAAAAGAGTTGCTGATTCTAAAACAATAGCTGGTGGCTTTTTGCATGCCATTGGCGCTTTACCAGCTAACATTGGCGAAATAACGACTAGATATATTAAAAAAGGTGTTGACACTATTAAAAAGAAAAAAAAGTAAATGGGATTTAAACTAGGTAAAAGTAAACATCCGGCTATGTATGGCGGAACTATAAGATCAAAAATGAGATTTGGTCAAGAGGCTGGTGGTGATGCTTCGGTGCCTGGTACACCTGTTATTAGAAAACCACTAGAAGAAGGAGTTTTAGGTGAGGCCAATATGGATGGTAGTATATATATTAGCGACAAAATAATACCTGGCAGCGAAGAAGAAAGACAAGTAGTAAATCATGAGATGAGACACTCAACAGATATGAAAACAGGTAAGTTGGCATATGGAGACGATTTTGTTAAATATAACGGAGTTACTTATCCAAGACAAACTATTAATGGTAAAGACATGATAATTGTTGACGGTGTTGCAAAAGAAGCAGGTGACGGTGGTTTTCCTTGGGAAGATGATGCAAACAACGGAAGTGAACCAGCTGTATAACTATGAAAAAAATATTTAAAGATAATAACGATTATAACGAAAAATCTATAATAGGTTTTTTAGCATTTGCGGTAATGTGTGTAATTATGCTAGTAGATGTTATAACAGGTTATTTTGGAAAAGATTTAGTAATTAACGAATTTATATATGATTCATTTGTATTCGTAGTAATTGGTTGCTTCGGTATAAGTGGATTAGAAAAATTTGCAAAAAAGAAATAAATGTTAGATAAATTATTTAGCGGTGGAGCCGCTGACCTCGTTAAAAGTGTAGGTGGTGTTATAGATGGTTTACATACATCTGACGAAGAAAAACTCGCTGCAGAGTTAAAAGTAAAAGAGTTAGTAGCACAATACGAAACTCAAATGGAAAAAGAAATAACTTCTAGATGGCAAGCAGACATGAAGTCAGATTCATGGTTATCTAAAAACATCAGACCATTAGTTTTGGCATTTTTAGTAATATCAACTGTGCTATTAATATTTATAGACGCAGGTGCTATTAACTTTGTAGTAGAACAAAAATGGACTGACTTATTACAATTAGTATTAATAACCGTGATCGGTGCTTATTTTGGTGGTCGATCATTTGAAAAAGTAAAAAAATAAAAAATTATGAGTAAATATTTTACAGTAACAGTAATTCCAGATTTAATACAAGGAGATGTGTCAGATATGATAGGCAATCAAACGCCTAGCGCAACAGACAAAGCTTTTGGTAATACGGATATTCTATTTGATTGGGCCTCTTTTGATGTACCAAAGGGAGCTTGCAAGTTGGAAAGTGTAGCTTGTTATGTTATGGGTGAAGATGGTGGTAACCAAAACGACTCGGACATATCTTTAATATTTGCAAAATCAGATACAAACGGAGATGCTCCAACTAGTTTAGGAGCACCAAACTCTGCGCAGACCTCTGGTTTTGATATGCCAACACATTTTTTAGGTGGTGTAAAACTAGAAGGTAGTACTGATGGTCAAGGTACACTTGTAGGCCCTGCATTTGGACAGGTTTATACAGCAGCTAATAGCGGTGTAAATGGGCCAACGCAAACTGCTATAATATTACAAGGTGAGCCTGACAGTGGTACAAATGTCGGTTTTGATAAATTATATATTGCTGGATTTGCGGGTGAAGCTGGAATAGATTTTTCAACAGGTGTTAAACCAGATGCTCAAGCAACTACATCAACGGACACAATATCTGTAGATGGTACTGACGCTAGAAAATGCTTTCAAGTAGGTGATACAGTTTATACAAACACTGACGATACGCCTTTAGGCACAGTTAAATCTGTAACAGCAACATCTATAGTTTTAAACGCTAACTTAGCTGCACAAGTAGAAGATAATGAAGAAATAGTAAATGCTAATCCTATAAGATTAATTTTAGGATTTTCAAAATAAATAAACAATAATTAAATTAAATAAAATGGCAAAAACAAAAAAGAAAGCTGAAAAGGCTAAAAAAATTACGAACGACGAATTAAATAAAGTACAATCAATTATTAATAATATAAATAGGGCTCAACTAGAAATAGGTAGTTTCGAAAGTAAAAAACATAACTTATTACACCATGTAACATTTATGCAAGAAGAACTAAGCAAGTTACAAATAGATTTTAAAAAAAGCTATGGTACTGATGATATTAATATTAAAGATGGTACTATAAACTACGAGAAAAATGAGCAAACTAATTAGAAAAATTACTGTAGGTAAAGACTATAAAAATGATGCAATGCATTATGCTGTTGGTCAAGAAGTTTATGGTGGTCATACTATTTGTGATATAATAGAAGAAGAAGATAAATACTCTGTTTATATTAGAAAAAATAAAGATGTACTACCTTGGAAAGACTTCAATAAAAACATGGCTGTATCTGTAGAGTATAATCTAGAGTATTAATGAAAGCGCCTTTTGATTTTGTTATAGAGCCAAAAGGTAATAGATATAACAATGCCAAAAAAGTTGGTGACAAAGATCTTATATTAAACACAGAGATATTTAACCATCAATTTATAAACAGAGAAGCAGTTGTTAAATCTATACCTACAGCCTATAGCACAGAAATAAAAAACGGCGATACTGTTGTCGTGCATCACAATGTGTTTAGACGTTGGCATAACCAACACGGTGAAGAAAAAAATAGTAGAAGTTACTTTAACGAAAACACTTATTTAGTAAAACCAGATCAAATGTTTTTGTATAAAAGAAATGATGAGTGGTTAGCTTGTGATGGTTATTGTTTTGTACAACCAATAAAACAAAGAGATAAACTAAAACAAAGTGAAGAAGAAGAGTGTATAGGTATTGTTAAATATACAGACGGTGTTAATAAAGTTGGAGAGCTTGTAGGTTTTACACCTTTTTCAACTTATGAGTTTATAGTTGATGGCCAAAGATTATATAGAGTTTTAAATAAATTTATTACAATTAAATATGAATATCAAGGAAACGAAGAAGCTTATAATCCAAGCTGGGCACAAAGCAGTTGAAGAATTAATTAATGTTGCTAAAGAAAAGATTATAACAAACACAGAGGATGACGTGTCGGCTGACAGATTAAAAAATGCAGCGGCTACAAAAAAGTTAGCTATATTTGATGCGTTTGAAATATTAAATAGAATCCAAGAAGAAGAAAACATACTTGATGGTAAAACACCACAAGAGCAAGAAAAGAAAATATTCAAAGGATTTGCAGAAGGAAGATCTAAGTAATGTACGAGCAAAGTTTAGTAAAGGTTGTAGAACCTATAAAAAAAACAACAATAACGCGATTAAACCGCACTAAAAAATGGAAATATGGATACAATAAAGAACATGATATTATCATTATATCAAAAACTGGTAAAATTGGGCAAATACTTGAAATACAAAATTTGCGTATCGGCTTGCCGTTGGAACCAGTGCAAGTGCACATGCATAAATCCTCTAGATGGCAAAAAATAGAATACCCAAAAGAATTAAGTAAACTTAAAAATATATTTGATTGGAGATCATATCCTGAAGAACAAAAAGAACAGTGGTATGATTACATAAACGAAGAGTTTAAACGAAGAGAAGAAGGCTTTTGGTTTATGAATAATAAAACACCAACATACATTACTGGTAGCCATTATATGTATTTACAATGGAGCAAAATAGATGTAGGTGCTCCAGACTATAGAGAAGCAAATAGATTATTTTATATATTTTGGGAAGCATGCAAAGCAGATAAAAGATGTTATGGTATGTGCTACTTAAAGAACAGGCGTTCAGGCTTTTCCTTTATGTCATCTGCTGAAACAGTTAATTTAGCAACAATATCAAGTGATAGTAGATATGGTATACTTTCTAAATCAGGTTCAGATGCTAAAAAAATGTTTACAGATAAAGTTGTCCCAATATCGGTTAACTATCCTTTCTTTTTTAAACCGATACAAGACGGTATGGATAGACCTAAATCTGAACTTGCTTATCGTGTACCTGCAAGTAAGTTTACACGTAAAAAAATTGTTGCAAATGAACAGCAAGAAGACTTAGTTGGACTTGATACTACTATTGACTGGAAAAATACTGGTGACAATAGTTACGATGGTGAAAAACTAGCTTTACTTGTACATGATGAAAGTGGTAAATGGGAAAGACCAGACAATATATTAAACAACTGGAGAGTAACAAAAACTTGCCTTAGACTTGGTAGTAGAGTTATAGGTAAGTGTATGATGGGTAGTACTAGTAATGCCCTAGACAAAGGAGGTGATAATTTTAAAAAATTATATTATGATTCAGATGTTACAAAAAGAAACCGCAATGGACAGACAAAGTCTGGTTTATATTCTCTTTTTGTCCCAATGGAATGGAACTATGAAGGATTTCTTGACGAATACGGACAACCAGTCTATCATATGCCTGATCATGATGTCTTCGGGCCAGACGGTGAATTAATAGATTATGGTATAATTGACCACTGGGATAACGAGGCAGAAGGTTTAAAAAATGATCAAGACGCATTAAATGAGTTTTACAGACAGTTTCCAAGAACTGAAGAACACGCGTTTAGAGATGAAGCAAAAAATAGTATATTTAATTTAGTAAAAATATACGAACAAATAGATTACAACGAAGGTATTGGTGCTCAAGGCAACGTAAATACTGGTAATTTTCAATGGGTAAATGGAATAAAAGATACACAAGTTATATTTTATCCAGATCCAAAAGGTAGATTTAATGTAAGCTGGTTTCCACCAAATCATTTGCAAAACAAAATAATAGTTAAGAAAGGTATTAAGTACCCAGGTAACGAACACATGGGTGCTTTTGGATGTGATAGTTATGATATATCAGGAACTGTAGATGGTAAAGGCTCTAATGGTGCTTTACACGGCTTAACAAAGTTTAGTATGGAAGACGCGCCTCCAAACCATTTTTTTTTAGAATATATAGCAAGACCACAAACCGCAGAAATATTTTTTGAAGACGTTTTAATGGCACTAGTATTTTATGGTATGCCATTACTTGCAGAAAACAACAAACCTAGATTATTATACCACTTGAGACGTAGAGGTTATAGAGGTTATAGTATGAATAGACCTGATAGACTTTGGAATAAATTATCAACAACAGAAAAAGAAATAGGTGGTATACCAAACTCTAGTGAAGATATAAAGCAAGCACATGCTGCAGCTGTTGAGATGTATATACAACAACACGTTGGACATTTAGAAGATGGTGTTTACGGTAATATATATTTTAATAAAACACTAAACGATTGGGCTAGATTTGATATAACAAAAAGAACTAAGTTTGACGCAACAATAAGTTCTGGACTAGCTGTTATGGCTTGCAATAGAAATTTATATAGGCCAAACGCTAAAATTGAAAGAGATAAATTAAACATAAGTATTGCTAAGTATACTAATACTGGTAATACATCTAAAATAATAAAATAACAGATGGCAGAGTATATTAACAATTATTTCCCGAGTCAAGTTGTAAGTGATGCAGAAAAACTTAGTTATGACTATGGATTAAAAGTTGCTAAGGCTATAGAACACGAGTGGTTCAATAAAGACCAAGGTATTAACAGGTACCACAAACATTATAACGATTTTCATAGGTTAAGATTATATGCTGAAGGTAATCAATCAATTCAAAAATATAAAGATGAGCTATCTATTAATGGAGATTTAAGTTATTTAAATTTAGACTGGACACCAGTACCTATAATACCTAAGTTTGTAGATATAGTTGTAAACGGTATATCAGAAAGAACATATGAAGTAAAAGCTTATTCTCAAGATCCTTATGGAGTAGAAAAAAGAACTCAATACATGATGTCTATTATAGATGACATGAATAGCAGAGAAATGAACGATTTTGTTCAGGAAAACTTTAACATAAATCTATATGAAAACAATCCTGATGAGCTGCCAGAAACACAAGAAGAGTTAGAGTTACACATGCAGCTTTCTTACAAACAAGCTGTAGAAATAGCAGAAGAGCAGGCTATAAATGTTTTAATGGATGGTAATAGATACGATTTAATTAAAAAAAGATTTTATAGAGATTTAACTGTTTTAGGAATTGGTGCTGTAAAAACAAACTTTACAACTTCTGAAGGTGCTAAAATAGAATATGTTGATCCTGCTGATTTGGTTTATTCTTATAGCGAGTCTCCTTATTTTGAAGATATATATTATGTCGGTGAAGTAAAAACGATACCTATAAATGAATTGGCAAAACAATTTCCTTTTTTAGAACAATCAGATTTAGAGGAAATAATAAGTTCAAGATCGTTATATACAAACAACTCTTACAAAAACGCTAGTAGTTATGATGAGTTTGACACTAATAAAGTTCAAGTTTTATATTTTAATTATAAAACATATATGAACGAAGTGTATAAAGTGAAAGAAACAAGTAGTGGTGGTAATAAAGCAATAGAAAAAGATGACCAATTTAATCCACCTGAAGGTATGGAAGGTGATTTTTCTAGACTAGATAGAATTATAGAGGTTTTATATGAAGGTGCTATGATTGTTGGCACTAACAAACTTGTTAAATGGGAAATGGCAAAAAATATGATGAGGCCAAAAAGCGATTATACTAAAGTTAAAATGAATTATAGTATAGTAGCACCACGTATGTACAAGGGCAATATAGACTCTTTAGTAAAAAGAATTACTGGTTTTGCTGATATGATTCAGCTTACACATTTAAAGTTACAGCAAGTGATGTCGCGTATGATACCTGATGGTGTTTATTTAGACGCAGATGGACTTGCTGAAATAGATTTAGGTAATGGCACTAACTATAATCCACAAGAAGCTTTAAACATGTTTTTCCAAACTGGCTCTGTAATTGGTAGGTCATTTACATCTGATGGAGATATGAATCCTGGTAAAGTTCCAATACAAGAAATAACGTCTGGTAGTGGTGGTAATAAAATACAAGCTCTTATAGGTAATTATAATTATTACTTACAGATGATTAGAGATGTAACCGGGTTAAATGAAGCTAGAGATGGTAGTACGCCAGATGACAGAGCTTTAGTTGGTATACAAAAAATAGCCGCAGCTAATAGTAACACAGCCACAAGACATATATTAGATTCTGGTTTGTTTTTAACAGCAGAAGTTGCAGAGCAGTTATCACTTAGAATATCTGATATTATAGAGTACTCACCAACAAGAGATGCTTTTATACAAAGCATAGGTGTTCATAATGTTGCTACATTAGAAGAAATGTCAGAGCTACACTTGTATGATTTTGGTATATTTATAGAGCTAATGCCAGATGACGAAGAAAAAGCAATGCTTGAAAACAACATACAAATGGCGTTACAACAGCAAACTATAGATTTAGAAGATGCTATAGATGTAAGAGAAATAAACAATGTTAAGCTTGCTAATCAAGTTTTAAAAATTCGTAGAAATAAAAAAATGCAAGACGATCAACTACGACAACAACAAAATATGCAAGCACAAGCACAAGCTAACGCGCAACAACAACAGGCTGCAGCACAAATGGAAGTACAAAAACAACAAGCGCTTGCTCAGTCTGAGGCCCAATTAGAACAACTAAAAGCTCAATTAGAGTTGCAAAAAATGCAGCAAGAAATTCAAGCAAAGCAACAGTTAATGCAGTTAGAATTTGAGTTTAACATGAGACTAAAAGGTCTTGAAACTGAAAACTTAAGATTAAGAGAAAAAGAAAAAGAAGATCGTAAAGACGAAAGAACTAGAATACAAGCTAGTCAACAATCCGAATTAATAGAGCAAAGAAAAGGCAATCAATCAGCTAAACAATTTGAATCTGTAGGTAATGATATATTAGGAGGAGAATCAATAGGTGATATGTCTCAGTTCGGACCTAGATAAAATTATTAATTATTATTATATTATATTATGGCAAAAAAGAAAAAAGAAACAGAAAATGTTACTAAGGTAGATCTTAGTCAAAAGAAACAAAACAACGAAGACAATGTTGTTAAGGTAAATTTAGATAAAAAACTAGAAGAAAAAAATGAATCTAAAGAAGAACCTGTTGAAGATAACACTGACAACGCAGGAGTGGTTACAGAGCTTAAAGATGCCGAGCCCGCACAAAAACAAGAAGAAGTACAATCGGAAACAGAAGTACAAGAACCACCGATTGTAGAAGAAATAAAACAAGAAGAAGAAGAAGTAAAAGAGCAAGTTGAAGAACTTACAGAAGAAATAGAAGAAGCTGTAGCTGAAGCTCAAGAAACTGGCAAACCACTTCCAGAAAACATAGAAAAGCTTGTAGAGTTTATGAACGAAACTGGCGGTAGCTTAGAAGACTATGTAAGATTAAATCAAGATTATTCTCAATTAGATAACTTATCGTTATTAAGAGAATTTTATAAACAAACTAAACCACATTTAAACTCAGAAGAAATAGACTTTATGATGGAAGATGCTTTTTCTTTTGACGAAGAAGTGGATGAAGATATAGATATAAAAAGAAAAAAACTAGCTTTGAAAGAGCAAGTTGCTCAAGCAAAGTCGCACTTAGAAGGTGCAAAAACCAAGTATTATGAAGAAATACAATATGGCAACAAGTTGACAAAAGAACAACAGAAAGCTATTAATTTTTTCAATAGATACAAAAAAGAGTCAAAAGAACAGCAACAAATAGCTGAAAAACAAACTCGTACTTTTTTAAATAAAACTAATCAACTGTTTAACAAAGAATTCAAAGGTTTTGAATATAACGTTGGAGACAAAAGATTTAGATACAATATAAAAGATACTAGTTCTGTTAAAGAAAATCAAAGTGACATTAATAATTTTGTTAAGAAGTTCTTAAATAAAAATAATGAAATGGAGGATACCAAAGGTTATCATAAATCTTTGTTTACAGCCATGAACGCTGATGCTATTGCAAAACATTTTTACGAACAAGGTAAAGCCGATGCTTTAAAAGAAAGTATCGCTAAATCTAAAAACGTTAGTATGGATCCAAGACAAGAGTTTAACAGTCAGATTAATACAGGCGGCACAAAAGTAAAAGTGTTAGGTAATAATTCAAATGACTTTAAATTTAGAATTAAAAACAAAAATTAACAATTAAAATTACAAAATTATGGCAATTTCAAATCCTGGTGGTTTGTTAAATAGTGTTCCTGCTGCTCAACAGCAAGCGCTTGCAACAAACTACTTAGACTTAGCGTCATCAACTGGACAAGGTTGGGCGCAACAATACGTGCCAGACCTAATGGAAGCGGAAGCTGAAGTTTTTGGTCCACGTACTATTTCTGGTTTCTTAGCACAAGTTGGTGCTGAAGAAGCTATGACTGCTGATCAAGTTGTTTGGTCAGAACAAGGTAGATTACACTTTTCTTATAAAGGTAAATTAACAGATACTACTTCATTTTTAGTTCAAGCTGATATTGACGGTGCTGATTCTGATAACTCTGGTATTTCTAACGGTCACGGTGAAGTTAGACACGGTATTAGAGTTAATGATACTGTTATCGTAGCTGACGCTAATCAAGTTACAAAATGTTTAGTTACAGCTGTATCTACAGATGATGTTACTTTAGCTCCTTATGGTGCTGCTGCACTTGGTACAGCAACAAACACAGATCAAGCTACTACTATATTAGTTTATGGTTCTGAGTTTGGTAAAGGTACTAATTATCACGATGTATCAGCTGCTGATACTGACACAAGAGGTGCTAACGAGCCAAGATTTAAATCTTTTCAAAACAAGCCAATTATAATGAAAGACTACTATGAGGTTTCAGGTTCTGACGCTTCTAGAATTGGTTGGGTTGAAGTTTCTTCTGAAATGGGTGCTTCTGGTTACTTATGGTACTTAAAAGCTGAAGCTGACACTAGAGCACGTTTTACTGACTATATTGAAATGGCAATGTTAGAAAGTGAAATAGGTTTAGATGACACAGCTGCTACTAATGCTGACCTTTTAATTAATGGTAATGGTAATAAAATTGGTACTGAAGGTTTATTTGCTGCTATCGAATCAAGAGGTAATATTACTACTGGTGTAACTGGTGTTAACGCTGCTACTGATTTAGCTGAGTTTGACGCTATTTTAGCTGAGTTTGATTCTCAAGGTGCTATTGAAGAGTATATGATGTTTGTTAACAGATCAACTAGTTTAGCTATTGATGATATGTTAGCTTCTATGAACTCTTACGGTGCTGGTGGTACTTCTTATGGAGTATTTAACAACTCTGAAGATATGGCTCTTAATTTAGGTTTCTCAGGTTTCCGAAGAGGTTCTTACGACTTCTACAAGTCTGACTTTAGATACTTAAACGACAAAGCTACTAGAGGTGGTATTAATGACGCTAATGCAACTAACGCTATAAGAGGTGTCTTAATTCCTGCTGGTGTTTCTTCAGTTTATGATCAAACTGTTGGTGCTAGTATGAGACGTCCTTTCTTACATGTAAGATATAGAGCTTCACAAACTGATGACCGAAGAATGAAATCATGGGTTACTGGTTCTGTAGGCGCTGCTACATCTGCTTTAGATGCAATGCAACTACACTTCTTAACTGAAAGATGTTTAATTACTCAAGGTGCTAATAACTTTATGTTAATGAAGTAAGCATTTTTATAAAAAAGACCGGGGCTTCGGCCTCGGCCTTTTATTTTATTAATTTTATTATATATTATATTATGGCAAAAAAACAAGAGGTAGAGGTACCTGTTGTTGAAACACCAGTTGTTGAAACACCAAAACCTAAAAAAGTTGAACCTAAAAAACCAAAGTGGGAAATAAAAGATAGAGTTTATTATTTAAAAAGTAATAAAAAACCTTTATCAAGAACAATAAAAAGTTGTAACATATATTATTTTGATGAAGAAAAAGGATACGAAAGAGAGCTTAAGTATTGTCAAAATCAAAAAACGCCTTTTGTAGACGAAATGACAGGAGATCAAAGACTAGAGCATATTATTTTTAGAAATGGTGCTTTATTTGTAGAAAAGTCTAAAACTACTTTGCAAAAATTATTATCATTGTATCACCCACACAGAGAAAAGTTATATTATGAATATAACCCTGTGCAAGAAGCTAATAGTGATATTGAATTATTAGAACTAGAAGCAGATGCTATAGTTGTAGCTAGAGATATGGATTTAGATTTAGCTGAAGCTATTATGCGTGTGGAGGTTGGATCTGAGGTATCTAAGATGAGTTCTAAAGAGCTTAAACGTGATTTATTAGTATTTGCTCGTAATAATCCTAGTTTATTCTTAGAGTTAGCCGCTGATGATAATGTGCAACTTAGAAACTTTGGTATTAAAGCTGTTGAACTTGGTATAATTAAATTATCAAAAGATCAAAGAAATTTTTTATGGGGTTCTAACGATAGAAAAATAATGACTGTTCCGTTTGATGAGCATCCATATACTGCTTTGGCACATTGGTTTAAAACTGATGAAGGTATGGAGATATATTCAAACATACAAAAAAGATTAAATTAATCAATCTGTAGAAGTGATCGCCCTACGGGGCGATTACAACTACAATTATAATATGAAATCAAAAGGTTTAGGCGATACAATAGAAAAAATAAAAAAAATAAATAAATGGTAAGTGTAGATACTGTATATCAAAGAGTTTTAGCTTTAGCTAATAAAGAACAGAGAGGATATATACCTCCTGTTAAGTTTAATTTATATGCTAACCAAGCTCAAATGGATATATTTGAACAATATTTTTATGATAGATCTCAATTTGGCAGACGTAGTGGTAATCAAACAATGTATGCTGATCCAATAGATATATTAGAAGAAAAAATTGAAATATTTCATAGAGCTGAAACTTTAATAAACACATCTGATCCTATTAATATATTTGACTTGCAAAATTTAACTGAAGATTATTATAGACTAGCTAAAGTCATAACAAAAGGTGATGCTCTTAAAGGAGATACTCTTGGAAATAATGAACATGGCAATATTGTAGAAAAATTAACTCATAGCAAATTTGAGTTAGTAAAAAGATCTTCATTAATTAAGCCATCACTCTTAAGACCTGTTTATTATTTAAAAGATACTAGTATAATTTTAGAGCCAGATACTATAGGTTCAATAGAAATAAACTATATAAGAAAACCAAAAAACGTAGTTTGGCAAGGTACTTCTGTAGGTGATCAGTTAGTTTATGCTAGTGGTACAGATTTTGAACTTCATATTTCTGAAGAAACAAAATTAGTAATGAAAATACTACAACTCGCTGCTATTGAAATGAAAGATCCTCAACTTTATAGAGTAGCGTCATCAGAAGACATAAAAAATATTCAACAAGAAAAACAATAATTAAATGGGAATATTACAACAATCACAATACAGTTACTATAATAATCCCTCAGATTTTGGTAACTATCAGTTTACATCACTACAAGATATTATAAATCAATTTATGGTAGTTTATGTTGGTGAAGAAAAACTAATAACTAAAACAAATAGAACAGACGTAGCCTTTCACGCGCAAAGAGCTTTAGCTGAGTTGTCTTTTGATACGTTTAAATCTATAAAATCTCAAGAAATAGAATTACCACCTTCATTAACAATGATACTTCCTCATGATTATGTTAACTATACTAGAGTTTTGTTTGTTGACAACTCTGGTGTAAAACACCCTTTATATCCTACAAAACATACTCAAAATCCTTTTAAAATATCTCAAAAAGAAGATAAGTCTTATAATTTTAAATTTGATGCAGATATAATTTTTAATGGTGACTTTAGTGATAATATACCTAGCTCAAGTCCTCCAGCTTTACCTTCTCAAGATTGGATAAAAGGAAATGTTTTTGACGGTACTGATGCTTTGCCATCTGATGACAAGCTTCATATTGTTAATGGCCAGTTAGTTTTTGAGCACGGTAGCACTTCGTCTACATTTGACGCTAGTAATAATACAGTTCCAGGCGTTACAACAAGTAGAGCTTATTCTTGTAGACAAAAAATAAACGTAGATGGTATAGATACTATAGATTTGTCTGCTGTTGGTAAATCTGCGGTAGCGGCAACAGGAAAAGGTGTAGGAACTATAAGAGTAGGTATTAGTAGCTTAACATATCCAGACTATGATCCAGATGTAGGTAATCCTAACAAAAACCAACTTCCATCTCTTAATAATACGGACGAAATATTTGACATTTATACTGTTAGTGGCTCAAGAGCTTTAATAACATTTAATGATGGTTTAAACACAGAGTCAACACTTTCGGTAACAGATATTGATGTTAGCAACGAAACAGAAGTTTTTGTTTTAATAACTAGTTTTATAGAAGATTTTACTGATAGTTCGTTAGCTAATAGTCAAAATATAGTAGATAATATAGTTGTAAATTGCGATGCTATTTCTTCTAATTTAATAGAAGGAGGCGAGTCTACAACTTGGAGTAATTACAAATCTGACAAACCTAGCGAAAACCAACAGCACGATTATGATTACGACGATCATATATTTGAAGCAAATGTTGGTAAAAGATATGGTTTAGACCCAGCACACGCGCAAGATAATGGCTCTTATTATATAGATAATTTAAGAGGTAAGATACATTTTAGTTCAAATCTAAGCGGTAATACAATTGTGTTAGATTATATTAGTGATAGCTTAGGAACTGATGAAGAAATGCAAGTGCATAAATTTGCAGAAGAAGCAATGTACAAAAGTATAATATATGCTATATTATGTACTAGGGCAAATACACCTGAATATGTTGTTCGAAGATATAAAAGAGAAAGATTTGCTGCTATTAGACAAGCTAAACTTAGACTGTCTAATATTAAGCTAGAAGAAATTACACAAATACTTAGAGGTAAATCAAAACAAATAAAACACTAATTAAATGCCTGAAATAAAAAATAGTTTTGTTAAAGGTCGTATGAATTTAGACCTTGACAAAAGAATAATACCAAGTGGTGAATATACAGAAGCTTTTAATGTTCAAGTATCTACATCTGAAGATTCAGACGTTGGTAGTGTTCAAAATATATTAGGTAATGAAAAGCTAACTAGTTTTTTAGAAAACGTAACTAATACAAACCTTATTTGTATAGGATCTATTTCTGATGAGAAAAAAAATAGATTTTATTGGCTTGTAGTTATAAGTGATGACGACGGTGTTGATATAGCTAGCGCTATAATAGAACATAATGTAGATTTAAATAATACAACACCTATAATTATAGACGGTAATAATAGTAGATTAGAATTTAATAGCAACAATTATATAACAGGTATAAATGTTGTAGATGATTTTTTATTTTTTACAGATGGCGTAACAGAGCCAAAAAAAATAAATATAGAACATTTTAGACAGAACGCTCACACAGATCTTGTTGATGCTAATAATAATATAATAACTAGTAATTTTTATGTTAATAATATAAATACTGGTAATAGATTTACAAAAGAAGATATTACTGTAATAAAAAGAAAACCTACAAAACCACCTGTTTTAGAATTAGAAACTAGTGTTTTATACGGTCAATCTATTGATCCGGATAGATCAGTATATGCAGCTCCTTTTTCTTTTTTAGGTTATGGTTATGGCTCTACAGCATCAAATCCTATTATTAAATTTATATTACCAAATGATGTTGTTGTTCAAAGTGGTAATCAATATTTAGATCCTTCAACTAATTTACCCGCGGATTATACAACGTTTAGCAATCTTCCTGTTTCTACTGGAGGTACTACTTATAATACATCAGCATCTAGTGGTGTAGCGCACGATATACAAGACGCTGTTTTAGGTGTTCCTTTTAGTCCTGGTCAAATTATATTAATGAGTGACTCAAACTCCCCTGGATCATTACCAACTAATGCGCAGATTAGAATGGAAGTTGTAAATATAACTTATCAAGGTGGTAATTACATTAGTGGATCTGCAATAAACGAAGAAGTTTACGCCGATGTTGAATTTGAAATAATATCTATAGATCCACTTCTTTCTCCTACTGAGTTGATTTTTAATTGGAGTTTTGAAAACGAACAAGATATATTATATGAAACACAGTTTGCTAGATTTGCATATAGATATAAATATCAAGATGGTGAATATTCTGCTTTTGGGCCGTTTAGTGAAGTAGCTTTTGCGGCAGG